CCTTCATCGCCATGGACTAAGACCCATCCCTTATGAAACTCGAATGGTCTTTTATGGAAGCGGATTCCGAGTCCAGCGAAGTCCATAAACTTTGCGTATTCCAGTTCTGGTAATCCGATGAGGCTAGGTGCGCGTAATAGTGTGTGGTATAGGCGGTCTGTGTGATTGCTCCGAGTGACATCTGTTGTGCCGAGCTCATAGAGAATATCCTGCGCAAGGCTTCTGTCAGCATCTAGCGTTCCTTCCCATTCCAGAGCAGTACCCTGCGCCCAGCGCGACTGAGACTGCATGTCCAACTCATCGCCTGTGTTTAGGATGAGGTCAAACTTCTCCCGCTTTACTAACTTGATAAGATTCTTAACAGCTTGCTCATGGTGATATGGGATTTGTAAATCCGAGATAACCAAGTATCGGCGTTTAGTCATCATCCTCATCTTCGTAATCGCCGAACCTATTTGGATCGACTGGGTCTGGCAGAATCCATGCAGGATATGACTGTGTATCGGTAATCATAAAAAGCGCAACACCTTCAGCGAAACCCGCTTTACGCAATGACTTCCAATACTCATGCAATCCGATGCAGTAAGCATCAAGTTTTGAGTAACCCTGTTCCTCGAGCTCTTTTGCTTTTCTTGCCATAGCAGAATGTTACCTGTCTAGTAAGATGTTGTAGATTTCATCAACTCGCGTGTTGAGTCTTTTAATCTCAGACAAGAGATGAGTAATCACATAACCAGCAAGACCCCCAATAACTCCGAGAGTTGCTAGATAAAAAGTGAAAAAGTCCTGCTGCGTCACTTCTTTATGCCGAGAGCTGTGTCGTTAGCATTGAGAAAGCGCAACACTGGTGGAAGGATTGAGGCTACGCCTGCTGCGATAAGAGCTTTAGGCTCTGTCACTCCAGCTGCTGCCATTGAGATTACTGCTACTAAGAAGGCTCTAGCCCAAGAACCTGCTGCTGTCTTTAGTTCATTCATTACTGGCTCCTAACATAGGTACTTGAAAAAAAGCACCATCATTGTCAGCTTCTTGCGAAAACGAGACATGACAGTGGTGGTTGTGTTTGTTTGAGCCCTCGTATGTTCGCCAAGCCCAAGCCTTTTTGCTTGAGGCGATACGACCATCAAGGATAATGTAGGTAATGCGCTTTTCTCTTTTAGACTTGCATAAGAGACGAATCTGATCTGCAATATCTGGCATGAGGTCTGGCTTGCTCCGACCACTGACATCACGATCAACATCGATGGCACGAACCCAGCCATTAGCATCGGGATTATGATCGCTAGGGCGAGCTGCGTGTCTAGTATCACCAATCCAGCCATCCGATGTGCGGTCACGACTTGGGTATGAATCATCGAACTGTTCCCTTAACTGAATAGCAGCTCTAGATAGACGCGGCTTCATTAGCCAAGGAGTAACTTTGCTTCATCGGCTGTAATGCCTAATTTTGCTAGTAGTGCTGCTTTGTCTGCTGCTGCCTTAGAATCTTGCTCGGCTTTCCAAGCATCAAATTGAGCAAAGCCAGCCTCAAATTGTGCTTTAGTAATTGGCTCACACTCAAGCCATTCAATGCCTTCGTACTCATCGCCAGTCATAGCCCAACCGCCTTGCGGAATAAGCATTTGAAGAACTTCGTATGCTTTCGCCATCACACACCTATTTCCATTAGAGTTATGGTTGAAGTAGAACTATCACCTTGCGCCAGTATCACACCAGCATTTGCAACATTTCTGATTTGTGTTTTGTAAGTAGTCGCTGAAGTAGTTGCTGGAGAATCTAAATAAGTTGTTGTTGAAGAACCAACATTGTTATCGATTGCCGTGTTTGTGTAAGCAAATTGACCTTCGAAATAGAACAATTCTGTTGCGCCACGCATTAGTCGTAATGCTCCAAATGAACCAGCGTTTGCAGCACTTTTGCCTAATCCATTTTGTGAAACAAATACTAACACTTTACTCGTTGATAAAGATGGTGTAATTGTGGCAGTTAAATTAGAATCTGCATAGCTTGATGAAGAAGTAGTTTTAAGAGTGCTTGTCGTTGCATTAACCACCTGCAAGACTTTGCCACCGCCTGAAGGTGTAGCCCATTTCAAGCCTGTTGCAGTTGAACTATCCGCCACGAGTGTTTGCCCATTTGTTCCTACTGCTAGGCGAGCTGGTGTATCGGCTGCTGTTGCAGTAATCAAATCGCCTTTAGCATCTAAAATTACGAGAGGGTCAATCGCAACCCATGAGAAGTCCATGTCTGTTCCAGATGCTTTAGCAAGTACCTGACCAGTTGTGCCACCTTTTAGATCAACTAAAGATGCATCGATTGAATCGCCTAAGGTCTCAATGGCTACTGCGCCATCCTTGACCAAGTCAGTGCTGGTTGGCACTGCCCAACCAAAGTTAGGGGTTGTTGTTGCCATTAGTTTATTACTCCGATCGCTTTAGACCACTGTAGTGTAGCATTTACGCCACTCCAAAGGGTATTGGTTGGGATTACTGTCGCCCATGTTGGGGCAATAAGTGAGAAATCTGTAGGTGAGACATAGATAGTTGCATCCACATAGGTTGGTGTAGCTGCAAGTGAAATGCCCTCTACAAAGCCTGAGAAGTACCCCTCGAACATGTTGAAGGGTAGGTTAGTAATAACTACTGGCTCGCCAAAAAATAGGTTGATAAGGTCGTCTAGTTGGGCAGATGGCATTGTGGGGTTATCGAGTCTAAAGGTAATCTGGTCAAGCTGTGTTCTAGGTGTCGAGCGCAAGGCTAAGTCTCGCTCTACAATATCCTCGACATCTGCAAGATAACGGATGTTGGAATCAAATGACCTCTGGTAGCGTCCATAAGTCGTAATTGAAGCATCGTCTGTAGCTGAGTAAGTGCTGTTGTAGTCATTGCCATAGCGCACAATTTCACTGTTACGAATCTTGCCAATTTGTAGGATGGACTTAACGCTGGATGGAGTTGCGTAATTGCCATCTAACTGGGTCGAGCCATTAGCTGCTAAATAGTTGCTTCTGTGATCTCCGTCAGCATAGGCTATGCGCCCCTGTTTGTCCTCATACAGCAGACCTAGTGCGCTGTCTGCTATCTGTGTCACTAAGGTCTGTGTGTTGCGGTCTGCTGCGCTGAGATTATCCATCTGATACAGCCCTGCATCGATTTCACCTAGGCCGACATTTTCAGCATTAGCCCATGTGGTAGTTGGGTCGTAATCAACCCACTGAAGGGCAGGTGCTACTTCTATCCATTCATTAACTAATAAATCCTGAAGGATAATAGAAATCTGCTCACCATCTAGGTCATGAGCTACTGATGCTGTGTATATGGCTTTGGGCAATTTAGCCAAAGCGCCTACTGCAAGAATTGAACCAACAGTAACAAAGCCAGTTTCTTCTGGGCTTCTGACAGAAGTTCTAAAGTCTGAGACTGTGCCACCAAAGACAGGCACATATACACCAGCACTATCTTTAAGTTCTAGGGTTAAGGAATCGGTTACATCAATGTCAAAAAGAGCATTGGTTGAGTTAATAATGTCCATACGGGCATAACCTGCTTGACATTGCCGATCAATATCAATACGACCAATAGTGACATTAACTGAGGTTACATTCGTATAAACAGTAGTACCTACTGTAATACGCCATTCTGGAAGCCATGTCATACTGGTAGCAGCAAACTCGATGTTCCACGCCCAACAGCTTGTCGAATAACATCTTCAACAGCGCGGGCTATTGTCTCTGGGTCTCCAATACCTGTATTCACATTTGTGTTAATGGTTACGCCTGCTGGCAGTTGATTACCTGTACCAGTTTTGCCTAACCCAACTGTTGATGGCATTGATGTTGTAGCCCCGCCAGTAGATGTAATGCCCAAAGATGCGTTGGTTGCCCCTGCAAATGGTACAAACCCGCCAAGTGCTGCTCTTTGTGATGCACCTAAAGCATTGAATGCGGAAGCCGCTGAACCAACAAAAGACTTGAAATAACCTTCAAGTGTATCTAATTGCTGTTTGACAGACATAAAGTTAAAGTTCTTAAAAATATCATCTAAAGGCTTAATGCCTGCAAGGGTGCTAACTAACTTTTCTGTGTTCTTCTGAGCATCGTCAAGCAGTTTTGTGTATTTTTCAATCTGGCTAATGTTTTCATCTTCAATAGCTTGCATGAGCTTGAGACGAATACGATCTTCTTCTGAAATCTTGCCCTTGAGAGCAGCTTCAATCTGAATCTTCTGGATGTCAAAGATTGACTTGGCCTTAGCCAATTTTAACTGTGCAGTGTTAATTTTAAGATTTTCTTTGGCAATCTTGTTTTCAGTAGTTGCTGTTGATTTATTAAGGTTAGAGCCAGATTGGATGGGTTTTTTAGAGGGTGTGCTTAAAGTGACTCCAATTTGTTTGCCAGCAAAACCAAAAAAGATACTTTTACCAAGGTCTTTAACATTTTTAATAAGTGATGGAATGGCTCCTATAGCAGTACCAGCAGCTAGGGTTACTTTGTTAAAGCCACCCGCAAGTGTTTCCAAGAAGATTGTGGCATCGCTTGCTTCTGTTCCACCGCTTGCGCGAGATAAAGCATCAACAAAGCCTTTACCAATAAGTTCATTAGCTTTTCCTGTTGCAGTGCTTAAAACATCCATTTTGTAAGAAGTTGTAGTTAGGTAATCTTCTGCTGCTCCAGCTGATCTCTTTAGAATAACTGACAAGATTTCATTGAATGACAGTGTCGTAAGTTCAGCCTTTGTCAAACCTGAGTTGTATTTGACTAGACCTCTAGTAACTCCTACATAACCTTTACCCAAATCCTGTGTAACTGTGGCTAAATCAATGCCAGACGCTCGGCTGATAGTAATTGCATCATTAAGAAGTTTCTGGGATTGGGTTAATGAGCCAGTAGTAGTAAGCAAACCCTGAAACGCTGGACGGAGAATGTCGTCCGCGATTGCCGCTGAAGTTTCTAACTTATCAATGTAGTCAGCAATGGCAGGATTAGCAAAGCCAATGCCTAGATTCTCTACTGCTCGGTTAAGTCTAAGGGCTGCTGCTTCATCCGCTGCAAATGCTTTTACTGCTGTCTTGCTAAATTGGACTAATGCCGTTGCGCCAAATGCAATACCAAATG